AGAAACTAACGTAAAAAAGTTAGAGGTATTTTTAAACAAACTAAATAAAGACAAATAATGGCTTTAGATTTTACACATATAAAAGGAGATACATTTGAAGCGGTTAATTTCGCAATGATTCTAAATTCAGTAGTTTTAAACTTAACTGGATGTACATTACGTATGCAATTAAGAAAAGAATATGGAGGAGTAATATTTCTTTCATTAACTTCAGTTGCAAGTGCAGGTATAACTATTACAAATGCTGCTACAGGTTTATTTAAAATAAATAGACAAATAATTAATATAGATGCTGCAAATTATATTTATGACATTGAATTAATAAAAGCAGATGGTATTGTTAAAACATATATAAGTGGTAATTTTTCAATAACTAATGATGTAACTCGATAATGGCAAACGATATAATAGATATTAATGTTTATGAAACAGTTGAAACAGTTGCAATAACTGTAAATCCAAATTTAACGACTGTAAATATAAATCAAATTACTTCATCAAGTGGTGGTGCTAATTTAACAACTTCACAAACCTCAAGTAATTTTACTATTAATAGCGATACAGGAACAGATGCAAGTGTGCCTTTAGGAAATGGTACTTTAGCAGGTGCTACTTTAAATGATTATACAACTACTGAAAAAAACAAACTTGCAGCAATAACAGGAACTAATACTGGGGATGATTCTACTAATACAACATCAAATGCTTATGCTGATGCTAAAGTTTCAGACACTGCTTATGATGCCACTTCTTGGAATGGAGTTACAACTATTGCTCCAAGTAAAAATGCAATAAGAGACAAGATTCAATCAACAGGATTGCAAGAGATAACTAATATTGGAGCAAACACATCAATTCCTATAAATGTTTTTGCTATTGTAGCTTCAACTGCCATTACAGGACAATCTGGTCCAGGAACAGGAGTATTAGGGATTTCTGGTACGGGAACTGGTGTTGAAGGAGCTTCTAATACAGGAATAGGAGTTTATGGATATTCGGAAACTGGAGTTGCAGGAGAATTTAACACTGATTCAGCTACTGCTAACATTGCTAATTTTAAAAATGGAGGAACAGTATTAGCATCTATTAATAATGCTGGATATTTAACTGCACAAAAATTAAAAAAAGATGGNGGNACATCATCTGAAATATTAGCAGCTGATGGTTCAGTAATAACTGCGGGTAATAATATAACAATTACAGGAGGTCAAATATCTTCTGTTGGTGGNGCAGGTGGCGGAGGTTCAAGTGTTAATTATTATTTAAATGGCGGAACAAATCAAGGTACTTTCGGAGGTACAACTTATTATGAGTTTAGTAAGACTGCAGTAATAGGAACAGGAGCAGATTTTAATATAAGTTCTAATGGATATATAGCTTCATTTATAACTGATGTAGCAGACCCATCATTATTACTTATTCCTGCTGGTAATTGGAATTTAGAATTTTTCTTTTCTTCAAGTTCTGCTGGTGGTTCTCCTTCATTTTATGCTGAATTATATAAATACGATGGAACTACATTTACTTTAATTGCAAGTGGTTCTGCTGCTCCCGAAGGAATAACAAACGGAACAACTATTGATGCTTATTTTACAGCATTAGCAGTACCTGAAACAGTATTAACAGTAAATGATAGATTAGCTATAAGAGTATATGTAACTGCATCAGGTAAAACAATTACACTACACACACAAAACGGGCATCTTTGCGAAGTAATAACAACATTTTCAGCTGGACTAACTGCTTTAAATGGATTACAAGCACAAGTTCAGAATTTTGCAGTAGGAACAACAGGAACAGATTTTGCTATTAATTCAAGTGGAAGTACACATACATTTAATTTACCAAGTGCAAGTGCAACTGCAAGAGGCGTAGTTACAACATCAAGTCAAACATTTGCAGGAAGTAAAACATTTACAGGAGGTATAATATCAAATACAATATCCGTTTCTTCAACTAATTTTATAGCTATATTCGCTTTTTCTCAAGATTCTGATGCTATAAATGGGGAATCAGCAAATGGAATAGGTGTTTCTGGAAGTTCAACAAATGGAGTAGGTGGTTATTTTAACACGGTAAACGGTGCTAATATTGCTGAATTTAAAACTAATTCTGTATTAAAAGCAAAAATAAATAGTGGCGGAATTATTACAGGTACAGGACTAAATGCTTCAGGACAAACTATAAATACTATTGCTTCATTTGATGGCAGTAAAAACGTGGTTAGTTTACCTACTGCAACATATCCAAGCCTTACTGAATTAGCATTAGTTAAGGGAGTTTCAGGAAGTTCTATTCAAACGCAATTAGATAGTAAACAAGCAACAATATCATTAACTACAACAGGCACAAGCGGAGCAGCTACTTTGACAGGTGCAACTTTAAACATTCCACAATATAGCGGAGCAACTAATTTAGGATATACTGCCGCACCTACAAATGGAACAGTAACAAGTAGTACAGGAACTTCTGCTACTTTACCTTTAGCAGATGCTACAAATGCTGGATTATTAAAACCTGCTAAATTTACAGTATTAGAAAACACAAGTGGGACAAATACGGGTGACCAAAATTTAAGTGGTTATGCTCTTTTGACTTCACCAACTTTTACTGGAACTCCATCATTACCAACTGGAACAATAGGAGTAACACAAACTGCTGGAGATAATACTACTAAATTAGCAACAACCGCTTTTGTATCAACTGCAGTAGCTGCTGGAGGTGTTACCGTAAGCGGACAAGATACCTTTGGAACGGCAAATATAGCTACTGTAACTGCTGCCCAATATGCTAATTTTGTAACTGCTGGAACAGTTAGTGCTACAACTTTATATTTTATAACTGCATAATTATGGCAATACAAATCGGAGCAGTAAATGCGGACACAAATGTAAAAATAGGTGCAACTACTATTCAAAAAGGGTTTATTGGCTATAATAAATTTTACGATTCATATACATCTATTTTAGATTTATATCCTTCTGCATATCACGCATATTCTTTACGCAAATTAAAAAGTACATACACTGGAGCTTGTTTAAGAGTCAGAAGAACAACAACATCACCATCAATACAAACAACTGGAGTAGATGTAAATTTTGATTGGAATAACACAATTAGTTTTAGTAGTCCAATTTCAAACCAAACTGGATATTTTACAAATGCAACAACATTAGGTCAATTTGCTTTTGGAACTGTCGATGGTTTTACTCCGTCAATTATTTCTGTTTCAATTTGGTATGACCAAAGTGGAAATAATAAAAACGTAGTAGCTTCAGAGGCAGCGGTACAACCAAGATTGGTAAGGTTGGATGCGGGTGTTGCTACATTAGAAATCATAGATGGAAGTGTAGGAGTTAGATTTATTTCAGCAAATGCTCATTTATTATCTTTAGCGGACACTGCTACTTCTTATAGTAATATGTCTTGTTATGCATTAGGAAACTCAATATCTGCAACTGTAAATACTTCTATTTACGGTCAAGGAGTTTTGGCAAGTAATGCAAGGTTATTTTTACCACAAGGTACAAATATAGCTTATAACACAACTGGAACATTTCCAATAACTGGTATTACGGCAAATGTAGATAGGTTATATGAATTAGTGTGTGGAACATCAACAACAAGTGCCTACTCAAATGGAGTGCAATCATCAGTGACTTCCACACCATCTTTAAACGTAAGCAATGTCAATATTAGGATTGGTGGAAATGGTAGCCCAGTTGTTTATATGAATGGACACATAAAAGAAGTAATTGCATTTACAGGAGCTTTAAATAGAACAGGAATAGAAAACAATATAAATTCATATTATTCAGTATGGTAGAATATAGATATAATACATTAGAAGAAGCACAATCAGCATTAGATACAGTAAATGCTTATTTTGGATTGCCTTGTGGTGAAACATTAACCTGGACAAAAGTTAAAATAGGCGATGGTTATTGGTTTTTAGAAGCTGATAGATTAGAAGAAGTATTAGGAGAACCTGTTGAATTATGAGTAAAGAAAATATAGATAGAATTTTAAATAAATTTATATCACGTAAATTGATGGTGTTTGCAATAGCTTGTGGAGCTTTATTCGCAGGTGATTTAACTTCTCAAGATTGGGTAGTAATAGCAACAGCTTATGTAAGTATTCAAGGATTTACAGATATAGTTGCAAAATTAAAGAATTAGAATGACAACTGAAGAAAAGGAAAGATTAGATAAAATGGAGCAACACCTTCGATTAATTAAAGAGGATTTACAATATATATCCAGTGCTTTAGTTGGTTCAAAAGTAAATGGAAATAAAGGTGTTATTTCCGATATTGATTCCATTAAACACGATATAACTGATTTAAAAGAAAAGTTAGAGTTTATTGAATTAGATATGGCTAAAAAATCTGTTTATATAGGTCAATTAAAATTTGTCGCAGGATTATTAACTGCTGGATTAGTAGGAACAATTATAAAACTTTTATCAAAATGAAATTAGATAACAAAGGATATATGTTAATTTGTGAGTTTGAAGGCTTTAGTGCTAAACCTTATTTATGTCCTGCTAAATTAGCTACTATTGGCTATGGTAATACTTTTTATAAAGATGGTAAAAAAGTTACTATGGTGGATAAATCAATAACTAAAGCCGAAGCTTTTGATATGTTTAAAGACATTGCAGATAATTTTGCTAAAAGAGTTTCTAAATGTGTTACACAACCATTAACACAAAATCAATTTAACTCTTTAGTATCTTTTGCTTATAATGTTGGAGTGGCAAATTTTATGAGAAGTACACTTTTAAAGAAAGTAAATAATAATAGATTAGACCATTCTATTGCAGATGAATTTTTAAAATGGGATAAAGTAGGAACAAAAAAATTGGCAGGTTTAACTAAAAGACGACAAATTGAAGCAGACAATTATTTCACGAAATAAAGGAGTTATTACATTTTGGTTATCAGTTGCATTAGCTTCTACTATAGTTACTATATTATCATCTTGCTCAACAAGAAAAGTAGTGATAGAAGAAGTTAAAAAAGATTCTTTGTCCCAAATTTCCACTAAAATAGAGACGAAAGAAGATATTAAAATTGAAACTAAAAATAATATTGTAACTAATGAATTTATAATTACTCCATTAGATACTTGTAAAGATATTGTAGTAAACGGTATAACGTACAGAAATGTTGTTTTAAGACACATTAATACAAAAGATAATAGTTTACACAAAGAAGATATAAAAGTGTCTAAAATTGAAGATAAACAACAAACTACAAAAGTTGAGGTAAAAGAAAAGAAAAAGGAAATAGAAAAAAAAGCTAATTATTTTTTATATTTTATTCCAACATTAATTATAATTATAATTTATTTAATATGGCAAAACAGACGGTGGTTTCTACTCGTATAGAAACTAATATTTCAAGACCAGGTGTACATTCAAAAACAAAATCTTCTAAATTAAAATCTTCTAAAAACTATCAAAAAAAATACAAAGGTCAAGGAAGATAAATTTGGCATATAGTAGCCTTCTCCACACTTTGTTTTTTGTTATTTATTTTGTTTCTTTTTGGTTATTTATTTTAATCTTTTTTTAAATATTTATTTTGTTTTTTTGATTACAAGGCAAAGTTACAAGATAAAAAATTAAAACAATACTATTTTAAAATAAAGTTTTTAACTAAAATTGTTAATTTATACTACATATATTTGACAAATGAAAAAGCCAACAAGAAAAAGTTTAGTAATAAAATTAGATACGGTCTTTAGTCAATATATAAGGCGTAAAGATGCTATTGATGAAATTGCTATTTGTGTTACTTGTAATAAAAAAGACCATTATAAAAAACTTCAGTGTGGACACTTTATGTCACGTAGACATTACTCAACACGTTGGGATGAAAATAATGTAGGTGTACAATGTTATGGTTGCAACATTACTAATCAAGGTATGCAATATGCTTTTTCAAAGTATTTAACACAATTTGATAATAACTTGCCTGATAATTTATTAATTAAATCAAAACAAACAGTTAAATTTGCTGATATAGATTTGATTGAAATGATTGAATACTATAATTCTAAATTATATTCTTTGTAGTTCTCTGTTTATATATTGTTTGTTAGAAAAGGGATGCTTTAATTAGTGTCCCTTTTTTTATTTTAAAACTTTAACTTTTCTTTAACACTTTTATATCTAAAACAGTTATATATTTGCCAAAGAAATAACAAACTAAAAACAAACAAAATGAAACAAAATTTAAAAGACATCGGATTAGCATTTATTTTATGGGGATTATTTATTACTTTAGTATCAATTTTAACACTTTAACAAATGAAAGATTTATTAGATTACAACAGGTTTAGAATAGAAGCAATGCAAGAGAAACTTTGCAAATTAGAATTTTACATTAATCAATTAGAAACTTACTGTTTTGAATTAGCAGATGTAAATTGCCCAGCAGATTATAAAAGAATAATCAAACAAGAAATTTATAACATTAAAACAAAATAAAATGGAACTAACATTAAATCAAAAATTGTCTTTAATTCAAAAAGAATTTAAAGCATCAAAGTCAAAATTCAATTCATTCGGTAAATATAACTTTAGAAGTGCTGAAGATATATTAGAAGCATTAAAACCATTTAACGAAAAATACAAAGTTAATTTTACAATTACAGAATCAATAGTACA